GCGGCTCGTCCGGGAAGGCAGGATGACGCGGGAGAAATTCGACGAGTGCTACGGGTCCTGGAAGGCCCACGCGGAACTCGGAGATTCCCACAAACTCCTGCAGCGGATGGACGCCTACGTGCGCGATACTTTAGGGAGGACAAAAATGAGAATTGTGCATGACAGTACCCCAATCGGGGAGCGGCACCGGATCGAGAACGCCGTCGCCGCCTCCGAGAGCACCGCGGAGATCACGTCGATCGCTTTCGTGGTGCTGGCCGAGTCGGGGCAGATCGACGAGACCACAGCCACCGAGCACTCCGAGGTCTTCGCGCCTTGGGAAATCGGCATCGCCTATGCGGTCGGGCAGCTGCGGGCCTACGGCGAGAAGCTCTACAAATGCGTGCAGGCGCACACCAGCCAGGCAGACTGGACGCCCGACGCGACGCCGGCGCTGTGGAAGCTGGCGGGGGATCCCGCTGAGGAGTGGCCCGCCTGGAGCCAGCCGATCGGGGCGCATGACGCCTACGCACTGGGCGATAAGGTGACGCACCAGGGCAAGCACTGGACGAGCGATTGCGACGGCAACGTCTGGGAGCCGGGCGTGGCCATGTGGACGCTGGCCGAGTGATCTCGATAACAGGCTGATTAAACGCGAGAGAACAATAGCAGTGCGGCCCGGACGGTAAGGGGCCGGTTTGCTAAACCGAGGCAGGATGAGAGTCCTAAGGGGTTCGACTCCCTTGCGCTGCGCCAACTCATTCATAGGAGGATCCTATGGCAAAGAAAGCAGGAGTAAAAATACAGCGGACGATCTACTCCACGTTCCGGGGAGCGGACTTCTCTACGGATCCGTCCCTGGTGGAGCGGTATAGATCTCCGCTGTGCACGAACATCATAGCCGACGGCGGCGGTATGCCGCAGAAGCGGGTCGGCTGGCGGAAGCTGCACGAGCTGTCGGGCCGGGTAAACGGGATCTTCTCCGCACCCTTCAACGGAAGCACGAAGATGCTGGCGCATGTAGGGACAAAGCTGTATTCCTTCGATGACACGGACACGGCGCCGCAGGAGCTGCAGACGGGCCTGCCCGATCAGAAGAGCCGCAGCGCCTACATGAACGGCAAGCTCTGGATCGTGACCGGCGGAGGCTACTACGTCTACGACGGATCATCGGCGGCGAAGGTGAGCGCGAGCGGGGCATATGTCCCGACCACGGTGATCACCAGGATGCCGACGGGCGGCGGCGTGAGCTACGAGGACATAAACATGCTCACGCCATACAGAAAGAACGCCTTCCAGACGGACGGAAGCACAAAGGTGTTCATCCTGGACAGCAGCATAGACGCCGTGGGAGACGTGACCTGCTGGGTGTGGGGCACGGAAGTGACGCCATCCGCCATCGACAGGGACGAGGGGAAGATCACGTTCACGAACGCGCCGGCGGCTCCGGACGCGGGACAGGCCGACGGACTGGTGGTACAGTTCCCGCACACCGTATCAGGATACACCGACCGGATCGACAAGTGCACGATCATATCCACCTACGGAGTGGGCACCAACGACCGCATCGTACTGAGCGGCAATCCGGATTATCCGAACCGCGACTGGATCAGCGGGCTGGGGGATCCTACGTACATCCCGGACCTGAGCTACTCAACGGTAGGCAGCGAGAGCACCGCAATCATGGGGTACTGCCGAGTGGGCAGCATGCAGGGAATCGTGAAGCAGGACGACGGGCGCGACTCTTCGATATTCCTGAGGAGCGCGGGGACCAACGACAGCGGGGAAGCAATCTTCCCGCTGCAGCAGGCCATAGCGGGCGTGGGGTCCGTGGCGCCGGGGAGCTTTGCATCCCTGCTGGACGACCCGCTGTTCCTGTCACGTGAGGGCATCTACGCGATCACGTCCACCACGATCACCAGCGAGAGACTGGCGCAGCAGAGATCCTACTACGTGAACGCCCAGCTCACACATGAGCCGAATCTGGGCGACGCGGAGGCCGTGATCTGGAACGGCATGTATCTTCTCGCGCTTCCGAACGGGCACGTGTACGTCATGGACGGACGGCAGCAGAAGAGCTACCGGAGCGCGAGCCTGGGCGACTTCGTATACGAGTGCTACTACTGGGAGAACGTGCCGGCCAGAACGTGGATGTGCGTGCGGGACAGCGTGGAAGAGGAGCTGTACTTCGGCACGGCGGACGGCAGGATCTGCAAGGTCAACTCGGATATCGAGAGCATGGACAAATACGCCGACGACGGGCAGGCGATCGACGCGGTGTGGGCGACAAAGTACGACGACGACGGCACGCCGGCGCTGCTGAAGACGATGATCAAACGCGGGTGCTGCGTGACCATCAAGCCATACGCCCGATCGAGCGGGACCGTGTACTTCAAATCCGACCGGAGCGGCGGCGAGGCGCGTGAGGTGACGAGCAAGCCCATGGATATCCTGGACTTCACGGACATAGACTTCGAGCGCTTCACGTTCAACACGGACGACAGCCCGCAGGAGATCTTCCTGAACCGGAAGGTGAAGAACTATAAGCGGCTGCAGCTGATCGTGCGAAACAATGAACCGAACGAAGGCTTTGGGATCTTCCAGATCACCAAGCACTTCGTGATAGGCAATTACGCCAAGAGGTGAACGATATGACTTGCCCTGTATGCGGCATCGAGATGACACGAAAGAACGCGACGGAGTGGGTGTGCCGGAACCCCCGGTGTGTAAAGTATCCGGCTCCGGAGAAGAAGGAGGAAAAGGAGAATGCTTAGTTTCCGAGGAAGGCCGATGGTCCTCTACGATGCCGTGGAAGACGGAGGCGGAGGAGGAAGCTCCAAGAAAAAGAACACCGTGGCGTCCGGGTATATGGCGGCGGGACGAGCTGCAGCGGCTACGGCGCCGGCGACACAAAGCAATCCGAACGGGTACGTATCCACGGCGGATCTGAGGAGGTCGCAGACGACGCTGCCTGAGAACCAAACAATAAAGCCGACGGGCGACAGCAAAATCACGAACGTCAGCAAAGGCGGCAGCGGATCCGGGAACCGTGTGTCCTATATCGGGAGCGACGGATCCAAGAAAAGCGGCACCGTGAAGGTGACGCCCGGTAAGACGCCGGATTATTACACCGAGCTGGGGAACCTGTATCAGCAGGCGTACGACGACCAGATCGCCGCGAACAACGCGGCTCTGGAAGAAGCCAGGCAGAGGGCGCAGGAGACCACGGACGCGCAGATCGCTGCGCTGGCCGAGCAGTATGCCGGCACCAACCGCCAGCTCTACCGCGACTATATGAACAACCGCCGGGTGCTCCCGCAGCAGATGGCTGCCATGGGGTATAACGGCGGGCTGAGCGAGTCTTCTCTCCTCAGGCTGGGCAACGCCTACGAGGAAGGGCTGAACGAGAACGAGCGGGCGAGGCTGGCGCAGGAGACCGCGTACAACCAGGAGCTGGCACAGCAGCTGTACGACGCGCAGATGCGTACCAACGAGGCCAACCAGGCGGAGCGGAAGAACCTGTACGGGAACCAGGCCACGCTGAAGCAGATGATCTACGCGGATCAGCAGCAGAGAGCCGCTACCATGGCGGCGAGCGGAGACTTCAGCGAGTACGAGCGGCTGGGCTTCTCTCCCAGCGAGATCGCGTACCTGAAACAGATGTGGAGACAAATGAACCCCACGCTGGCATAAGCGGGAGGACAGTATGGCTTTACTGAAAAAGAAAAAGAAAGATGCGCCCGTGGTGCTGGGCTATGACTACTCCTCCCGCGAGAAGCGGGAGGAGACGGTCAGCCAGCTTTTCTCAAGGGCGAAGAACGCGCGCACCGCAACGGAGGCAGAGTGGCAGCGGTACAACGATTACTACAACGGGATCCACGACGTCAGCAAGGAGACAGTGGAGTGGTGTCGGGACAACAACGTGCCCTGGATCCCCGCGACCATGCCGGATCCGTGGATCATGGTGGAGTCGCAGCTGGATCCAAGCGTGCCGGAGCCGGAGTTCCACGGGCGCGACGATGACCTGGACAGCGAGAAGGCCAAGCAGCGCGAGTTCGCCGTGCGGTATATCTGCGAGAACAACCGGCTTTCGGATATGAACACACGCAACGAGCGGCGGCTGCTGAAGCTGGGCGACGCGTTCTGGAAGGCGTACTGGGATTCCACCATGCGCTGCGGCGTGAACGAGGGAGACATCCGGATCAAGGACATCCCGGTGGACGCGATGTTCCCGGATCCTTCGATCAGAGACGGCACGATCCAGGACGGACAGTACCTGGACTACGTGTATTCCATCCATAAGGTGAAGTTCTGCCAGGTTTTCAAGCGGGACCTGGAGAAACTGGGGATCCGGCAGGAAGACATCATGGCCGAGGACTACGTGGAGCGCACGGGCCTCTTCGATATGACCACGGCCATCGACGATGTGGATGACACCGTGCAGGTGCTGGAGCACTGGTTCCGCCAGCCGGAGGATACGGAAGACGAGAACGGCAGACCGGTGCCGGCGGGCGCCGTGGCGTGCTCCATCCAGGCCGGCGGCAAGGAGCTGCGGTATATCCCGAATTACTGGGAGAGGACCTGCAAGCAGAACCAGCTGTTCCCATTCGTCCATTACTGGCGGATCCAGGACGAGAACCAGATCTGGAACAAGAGCGAGCTGTTCCCGATACTGGATCTCGTGGACGCGGCGGACCGCAAGCTGTCCATGGCCACGCTGAACGACGCCTTCACATCCAACGATATCATCCTGGTGGAGAGCGGAGCGCTGGAGGACGGCGAGGAGCTGACAAACGAACCAGGCGCCGTGGTGCACCTGAAGCAGAACATGATGGGCCGGGTGCAGAGGCTGGGCGGCATGCAGACGCTCTCCGCCGCCGGCGTGAGCCTGGACTGGTACAAGGGCCAGATCGAGCGCACGAACCGCAACTACGACACCAACATGGGGCAGGAGGCTTCGCACATCGACACGGCCACCGGCATGGCCATGCTCCGGGCCGACGCCCAGACGCAGGCGAGCCTGAAGACGGCGGACCGGAACGCGGGCTTCGAGAGACTGTACGAGCTGCTGGACTGGCTGGCGCTGGAGTTCTTCGATGACGACCGCATGCTGTTTATCGGAGCGGATCCGGCCAAGGACCGGGAAGCGACGGCCATGAAATTCAACGCCGACGCCTTCAGCGAGACCATGCCGGAGGTGTACGACCTGGACGGAAACGTAGTGCGCGAGGCGTGGACGTACTTCCCGAAAGTGGACGTGACCATCACCGCTTCCGATTCCCTGGTGCGCGGCAAGAAGGCCACGCTGGACGCGCTGAACGCTCTGGCCGCGTCACAGGTGACGGCGGCCAACTGGAGAATCCTGGCAGCGGAGCTGGATCTGCTGGATCTTCCGGGAAAGCAGGGGATCATAGACGACTGGGAGCGGCAGTTCTCGCAGCCGATGATGCCGCAGCCGCAGGGCGGAGGACCGGTGGGGGATATGTCCCAGCAGAACGGAGTCGAAGGAGCGCAGTACCTGCCAATGATGGGCGGAGTGCCGCAGTGATCCGGAGGTAAAAGGACATGGCATTTTGGAATAAAAAGAAGAAGGACGAAGAGGAGAGCACACAGCCCTCCTCTTCAACGGATTCCGCACCGACTTCCCGCGCGGCGCGTGCGGTGAGAGATCTGTTCAACGCCACCGTGCAGGGCACGCAGAAAGCCGTGCAGGCAGATCAAGCCGTGGCGCAGGCGGGACAGAAGAAACTGGCCGACGCGGCACAGAACCTTTACGCCGCCACCGTAAGAGGACAGCAGGCAGCGACACAGGCTAACCAGGCCGTGGCGCAGGCGCAATCTCAGCGCGTGCAGAATGCGGCGCAAGGGATCTACAGTGCTTATCAGCAGCAGCAGGAGCGGGCCGCACGGAACCAGATGGCGCAGCAGCAGGCACAGATGCAGGCGCCTTCGCAGCGCGCTCAGGACGCCGCACAGGGCCTGTACAGCGCGTATCTGAGTCAGCAGCAGAGCGGCATGCCGCAGATCCAGGCACCGACGCAGAGAGCGGCGGAGGCGGCACAGGGACTGTACAGCGCGGGGCTGAAGAATATCGGAACACGCCGGTACTCCAGCGCACCGGAACAGCGCGGCAATCTCTCCGTGAATCCTGAGGACCGGGGACGGGTGCAAAATCCCGACGGGTCCTACTCCACCGTGGACACGTTCTCCCGCGAGCAGGACGGCATGGAGGTGCTGGTGCCTTCCGTGATCAAGGTCAACGGGCAGTGGAAGCACGTGGACGAGGACACGGCATGGCAGCATTATCTGCGCACCGGGGAGAACTTCGGAAAGTTCCGCACGCCGGAAGAGGCGGACGCTTACGCCCGCCAGCTGCATGAGTACCACGAAAACTACTATGCCGATCAGGACGAACAGGACGACGGGATCCTGGCGAACCTGTTCCGCCAGCAGGCAGGAGAGCTGGAAGCGCAGGAGAATGTGCGGAAGGGAATGATCGACAGCCTGAAAAAGGCGGGGGGCGCCGTATTTAATGCCGCGCCCGGCGCGATCGCCGCGGGCGTCAACCAGATCGCAAGCGCGAGTGAGCCGGTGGATATAAACATCACCGAAGACACCGACCTGGACGCTTTGAGGTACCAGCTGCAGCAGGCAGGGTACGGAGACAAAGTGATCGAACAGATCATAGCCACAGGCAAAATAGATCCGCAGGCCCGGTACAACGTACAGCAGGATGATTCCTTCTGGGGGCAGGCGGCGGCCAACTATAACCTGGGCAACCTCTCCAACCAGGCAGATATCCTGATCGGCCAGGGCATCATCCGCGGGAACCAGGAATGGATCGACAGAGGCTACGAGCTTAAAGCCCTGGCGGAGCGGTACCAGCAGGATCAGGAAGGCGCTCTCTCCCATGACAGCGGAACGCTGGGCAATATGCTGGCCGGAGAACTGGCGCAGCATATGCCGCAAGAACTCTACCAGCAGATCGCAGCTCTGCCGTATCAGTGGATGAGCAAGTTAGGAAAGTACGGCGAGGCAGGAGCACAGGCGCTGGGCACCGGATCGCTGTCCTACACGACAATGGCAGGCGCAGCCTATACGGATCTCGTGGAACGCGGGGTGGATCCGGAGACAGCCGTTAAGATGGCCAAGGACGAAGCAGCGGTGTCCTCGGCAATCGAAATGCGGGATACCTTTATCGACTGGGCTTTCGGCCCAATGGCCGGGATCAACCCGTTCTCCGGAGTGAGCGAAAAGATGACGCGCTCTCTGCTCGGCAGGATCCTTGTGGGAATGGGAAAGTGGGCGCTGAATGTGGGACAGGAGACGGCAGAAGAAGCCGCGCAGGAAATCGTCTCCATGGCCAACGAGCGCCGCGCCGCAGAAGGAAAGACCGACGGAGGCTGGCCTGAGCTGGTAAAGTATTTCATGCTGGAGGCGAAGGACAGAGCACCGGAGCTGTACAGCGCGCTCAAAGGAGAAGATATAACTGAGGAAGCAGACCGCATCATTCAAGCCGGAAGAGGCGGCGGGATCGTCGCCGCGTTCATGGGCCTTATCGGGCAGGCCGGCGGGGCGATTACCACCAGGACGAACCGAGCGCGGGCGAACGAATATCTCAATAACATTGTAGAGGCAGCGGACGCGGGCGTGCTGGGATCCATGAGCGAACAGGATCTGAACGACGCAGCGGAGACTGCGCGTGTGCTGAACCGTGACGATGCAGTAGAGGTGTTCGAGAATGAGCTGGCCAGAAGGAACGAGGAACAAACTTCCGCTATGGGCCGCACTGCCGAAGATACCGAGCAGCTGCAGCAGTTCGCGGCGGAGCGGGAAGAACAGAGCGGCGAAACACAGGATCAGGAACAGGGCTGGCAGGACAGAATAGCTGCCGCCATGGACCGCATGGAAGCAGAACAGGGCGACGTCGATTACGATCAGGACGCCGCGTTCATAGACACTTCCGGCAATCCGGTCTTGTGGAACACGACAGATCAGCGACACGCCGCGCTTCTTAACGGAAGCGGCGGACTGAACGCCGCCATAAATGACGGGTATATCCGGATCAAACAGGGCGAAGGAATAGAGCTTGCCATAGACAACGGAGTGCTCTCTCCGCAGCAGGCGCAGGCGATCCGGAAGCTGGTCGACGGGTTTACCGGGAACACGTTCAGAGTTGACCTGGAAGCGCTGGCGGGAGACAGCACGCAGACAATCGGAGCCTTGTCGTTTGAAGGCGCGGACATTGACGGGCGGAAGATCGTTGACGCGATCAACAGAGAGATCCGCAGAAACGCGCAGCAGGCACAGGCGAATCCCATGGCGGTATCCGACAGCGGCGAATACGGAGAAGGCGTACCGAATGTCCAAATTGGGAAAGGCCCGTCTGCTTTAAACAGAGGCGACCAAACAGCCGGAACAATTTTGGCGAAAAGAATAAACGATATCCAGGACATGGCTCCGGTAAAAACGCTGACAGGGAATGAGATAAACGACAGGTCGAAACCATTAGACCAGCAGATATCGGAGTTCTTTGATTCGTTTGGGGGCCAGGTGGAGCGGGACGGGCTTGGGCCTGTGATCTTCGGTGAATACGGGATCGGCGGTATCCTGAATCACAAACCGATCACCAGGGCAAAAATCATGACGCTCGCTTCAGTGCCGGATGTGGTACGAAATGGACGAATCATTAATTACGATCCAAACTGGAAGGGCCGCGGCTATCCATCCCTGATGATCGGCGCCCCCGTTAACGTCGGAGGGAAAACCATTTACGTCGCTGCGGTAATAGACCAAAGAGACGGATACAAATTCTATTTGAACGAGTGCGTAGATTCTGATGGCAATTATATCAGAATAACAGAAGACCCTTCTGACAGCACTAAATCTGGAGTTACCGTTCAAGACGGAATAACCAGAGGGTCAGAAGGATCTTCCGATAACAGTATACACTATTCGGAAGGGAATGGCAATACCGAAAATTCCACGCGCGACAGTGCTGAAGGATACGGAAACCTGAGCGGGGTGGAACGGTCTGCGGTTGAACACTTCGGAACAACTGACGACTTCCGGACGGCGGGGTATATGCTCACGGACGGAACGATGCTGGACTTCTCCGGAGCGCACTGGCTGGAAGGGTACGACGACAACTACCTAGCCGACTGGCGCCGCAAGAATGATATCCGCCAGGTAGACCACGAGGATATCTTCGAGGCGTATGAGGCTATGGGCGACGAGTTCCCGAATGATTCGGCGCTGGACTTCATGCGCAGAGGCAACATCCGAATGGTACCGGAAGGACCGGGACTGGAGATCGCCACCGCAAAAGAACCGACGGCGGCCCAGTACCGCATGATAAAACGGTATGTCCAGGAAATGGCGGACGGCAGGAGCTTCACAATAGACCTGACAAAGAACCGGAGAAGCAACGACGGAACGCTGAGATACATCGGCAACGTCAACCCCGATCGGGTAGTAAACGACATCAAGCACTTCTTCCGGACGGGAGAGGTGAGACAGCAGTCGAGCGTAATGCAGTTCCGCGACCAGGCGGATTATGCCGACGAACTGAAAGCGAGGCATCCGGAATATGCAAACAACGAAGAAAGCCTGCAGCTCGCAGCGGGAGGAGTCGACGATCTACAGTATTCCCTCTTCGATGAAGACTATGTATCTGGATGGTCCGGGGAGCGGGGCACCGTACAGACCGCAGAAGAGGCGGGACAGCAGATCCGCAAGCGCGGAAAAGGAATCACCGACGAGTTCGTCCGGACAGGATATGTCGAGCTGCGAGGCCAGCGGGTAAGAAGCCCGCAGGAGCTGGCGGAGCTGTGCCAGATCCTGAGAGACCCGCGCTTCGAGACCTTCCGCGTAGTGCTGACAAAGGGCGACGAGATCGTATCCGTGCGGTCTGTGTCCTCCAGGCTGCCGGACACCGCAGCGGTGACGACGAGAGGCCGGGGCACCGCGCAGACCATATGGGAGATCCAGGATCGCATGCGGCGCACGGGAGCAGACGGCTATTACCTGATGCACAATCATCCGAGCGGAGTTGTCGAGGCAAGCGAAGCCGACCTGTTTACGACGGGGGTGTTCATCAACAGGCTGGGCCGGGAAGGCTATAAAGGCCACATTATCCTGGACCACACAGAGTTCGGGCTGATCGAGGATATCCCTGAATACAATGAAAGAGCGGGAGCCACGCTTCCGAAGGCGTCCATACATGAGATACCGGGCGTGAGCGGGAATGATCCGACGCGCGTCCAGAGCGCGGACAACAGCGCTATAGGCGGGAACATCATGAAGTCGGCGGACGTGGCGAGATACGGGAGAGATCTGCAGACCTCCGACGACGTGACGGTGATCATGTTCCGAGGCCCGCACGGCGAGGTGACGGGCGCGCAGGAGATCCTGAACAAGACCTTCCTGAACAACGGTGAGATCCGCGGGTATCTGAGAAATCAGATGAGGGAATACGGCTCCAACGGCGTGGCACTGTACACGACGAACAGGGACGTGTTCGAGATGACGCCGGATCTGACACGGCAGGGATATGTCGTCGACGCGGTGTTCGCCGACCCGTCTGTGCGGCAGGATTATTATGAGTCCATCCGCGCTGATTACGGAGTGGATCCGGACGAGAGATACTTCGCCGGGAAGATGCTTGCCGATCATCAGATATACGCCAACGACGCCGGAGCCGGGTACGGAGATATCCGCCGGCAGCTGGCCGAGGCGGAGCGGGAGTACATGGAACACTCCGACGCCAACGACGCCGAGTATGATTACCGCGCCCAGCTGAACAAGATCGACGAGCTGCGCCGCAGGGTGCAGGAAGCGGACAGCGTAAACGCAGAAGCTGATAACATCAACGCTGAGGCTGATACGAACCCCACCGTCGAATCCCTGGAGCGGGAAGGCAGCGTGAGCAGAGGAGTCGGATACGACGCCGAACGGTACGGAGATCCGAACCCGGAGCGGGGCCAGATGGGCAGCGACGGCGTGCGGACCTGCAATACCACCGAGGACCTGGAAGCTGAGCTGCTGGACGTGGGCGAGGCGAAATACCGCAACGAAACCGGGGAGTATGCCGCCAGGATCCGCGCCAAGAGCGACAGCGGGTACCTGCTGACCATCAACCGGGACGGGAAGAGAGACACATCCCGTAGCTTCGGGAACATGGGAGAGGCCGCTGCGTATGCCGCGTCGTACATCGAAGGGCAGACGCAGGCCCGCACCGACGCCGAGCTGGACAACGAGAAGAGCGCGCCGGTCCGTAAGCAGGAGCCGATCGAGGCCCTGACGACCGGGCAGGTGCAGGACGAGGCAAAGAGGCAGAAGCAGAACAAAGCTGCAGAGGCGAGCACGCAGTCTCTCCGCGACAGGATTCGCAAGGCCGACGAGGAGATCAAGGCGCTGCGCCGTCTGGAAAAGACCACGGGGCTGACCGAGACTCAGGCAAAACACAAGGCGGACCTGCAGGAGACGCTGGAGATTCTGAACGACGAGCTGACAGCCCGGAAGGGCAGAGCCAAGGCCAAGAAGGAAAAGGTGGAAGTCAAGGGCAACAAGCCCGTAAGATCCGCAGCGGAAGCCAAGAACCGGCTGATGGATATCTTCCACACGGCGCCGGGACAGAGAGCCGACACCAACACGAAGCTGGACGCAAAGCTGGCAGAGATCACGAGCAGCGGAAAGATCACCGAGCAGAACCGGCAGGACATCCTGGACATGCTGATAGACGCCGGCATGGTACGGCAGGAAGCGGAGCAGGAGTTCCGGGACGTGCGCGACTGGCTGAGGGGATCCCGCATCTATGTATCCGAGCACGACCGCGCGGACTTCGGCGACGATTGGGACGGGCTGCGTAAGAGCGCCTGGGCCAACGGCATCTACCTGACAAACAACGAGAGCGACCGCAGCGTGGACTCCGTGGTGAGCGAGCTGGCCGAAACCTTCGGGACGAACATGTTCCCGACGGACGACGCCGCGAGCGATATGCTCCGCAACCTGATCGAGCAGGCCGGGAAGGGCAGAAGCTCCATGATCACATTCGCCGAGGCCGTGAACAATGAGGCGCGGATGGAGCACGTGGATCCGCAGGAGATCTGGAACGATCTCTCCCGCCAGGTGGACGAGACACTGAAGACTTACGCCGAGAAGGCGAAACTGGAAGTGGATCTGAAGGACCGCACCGCATCCATGCTGGCCACCGAGCGCAAGCGCGCCGAGAATCGCATCGAGCGTATGGCACAGCGCCGGCGCGAGGGAGAGATCCGGGAGAAGACCTTCAAAGCGATCCGGAGACTGAAGAAGCTCCGGGGCAAGGCCGCGTCCGAGGTAAAGACGCAGATCGACGAGGCCATCAGGGATATCGACACCCAAGCCAGACAGCTGACCATCAACGGACTGGAGGATCTGCAGGAGCTTGCCCGCGTATACGACGACGCCAAGAAGGCTGCGGGATACGTGGACGAGGAGAACCCCGGAAACTTCATCAGCAATCCGTATATCGAAGAGAAGCTGAACAGGCTGACGCAGAAGCACATCAACGAGATGGATATCGACGATGTGATCGAGCTGGGCCGCGTGGTATCCGCACTGGAGAACACAGTTAAGACCAACGGCAAGATGATCGGCGAGGCGTTCGACTCCGAGGTGAAGAACGTGGCCGAGGCTGTGAACGCCGAGGTGCAGAGTTCCAAGGGAGCGAAGAGCGCCGGACTGGGTAAGGCCATGCAGACGTGGTTCGCCGAGGAGCAGCTGTCACCGAGGCGCTTCCTGGAGCTGCTGGGCGGCTGGAAGAAAGGAGCCATGGCCAACCTGGCGGACAGCCTGGAGAAGGGCCAGACGCGCATGCTGGACTTCCAGCGCCGCGCGGCTCAGAGCATGGATCCGTTCATGTCCAAGAAAGAAAACAAGGAATGGCTGAAGACCGCCAGCGGGAAGAAGGCCAAGTGGTATACCTACTCTGTAGCCAACGGCATGGCCGTGGACGGGAGCGGCGTGACCGGGCAGTCCATAGAGATCACGCCCATGATGAAGGTGAGCCTGTACCTGGCGAGCCTGAATGAGGACAACCTGCGCCACATCCAGACCGGCGGCCTGGTGATCCCGGACAAAGCGCTGTATCTCAAAGGCAAGACGCAGGAAGCGTTCGCCCAGGGCAAGCGCGTGAAGATGCAGCCGCAGGCCGTGCGGGCCATCGCCTCTTCGCTGACGCAGGAGGAGAAGACCTTCGCCGGGTACCTGCAGAAGTTCTTCAACACGCAGAGCAAGGACGCCATCAACGAGGTGAGCCTGCAGCTGGACGGTTTCGAGCGCGCCGACGTGGACCAGTATTTCCCGATCGAGAGCAGCCGGGCCTTCCTCAAATCCGACGTGAGCGGTGAAGCGCGGGCGCAGACCGTGGAAGGAATCGGATCCATCGCCAACGAACGTGTGCACGCCAGCAACCCCATCGTACTTGACGACGCGTATAACGTGTTCATGCGGCAGGTGGACAAGGTGAGCCGGTACTACGGCTACGCGATCCCGATCCGGAACTTCCAGGCGGTGAATAATTATGTGTTCCATGAAGAGGGGAACGCTTTCGCGGGATCCATAAAGGACACAATCAACCGCAAGTGGGGCGCCGGCGCAGAAAACTACATCACCAAGATGCTGGCGGACATCCAGGGCGGCACGAGGAAGAGCGACGTGCTGGGGAGCGCACTGTCCAAGCTGCGCGGAAACCTGGCCGGAGCGACGCTGACGCTGAATCCCAGCGTGGCCGTATCGCAGACCGCATCGTATCCCGGCGCGGCGCAGGCCGTGGGCTGGGACGGACTGGCTGCAGGACTGACGGGCCGCGTGGACGAGAAGCTGATCGAGAAGTACACGCCGCTGCTGTGGTACCGGAGCCAGGGCTACAGTACGCAGGAGATCGGTGACGCAGTGAGCGCGCAGAACAAAACACTCGCGCAGAAGGCACTGGCCAGCAAGGCGCTCAACTGGATCCAGACGATGGACCGGCTGGCTGTCAAGAGGATATGGAAGGCGGCGGAGTACCGCGTCACCAAGGACACCGGACTGAAGCCGGGCAGCAAAGAATTGATCGACAGCGGAATGGATCCGTACTACCGCAAGGTGGCGGAGGTGTTCAACCGGGCCGTATATGATACGCAGCCCAACTACACCGACATGGAGCGGGCGCAGATCCTCAGATCCGACAGCGATATCACAAAGTTTTTGACCATGTACAAAACGGTTCCGCTGCAGTATTATGGAATGACAGCCGAGGCCGTGGGGCGTATGCAGGCCGCACTGAAGACCGGAGACAAGAACGAGATCCGCGCGGCGAGGAAGTACGCAGCGAATACCTTCGGCGGGCTGCTGGCAGCCAACAGCGTGTACGTGGCCATGAAGGCGCTCTTCAAATCGTTCCGAGGCAAGGACAAGGACTACCGCGACGAGGAAGGGAACGTCACCGCAGAGAGCTATCTGAAGCAACTGGGCAAGGATCTGATGGAGACATACGCCGGAAGCATCATCGGCGGGGCGGAAGCCTACAGCCTGGCGGACGGGTGGATCCACGGAGAGAAGTTCAGCGCACCGGAGATCAATGTGCTGTCCTCCGTAGAAGATATAGCCAACGGGTTCCAGAGCATCTTCAAGGCGATAGACGACGACGATCCGAGCAAGACCGCCAAGGCCATAAAGGACGCGGCGGAGAACATCGCCATGGTATTCGGTATGCCGGTGAAAAACGTCGAGACGTATCTGATGGCGGCGATCCGGTATATCCAACCGCAGGCAGCCATGCAGTACGACAGCTTCTTCGGCGGCCTGAGTAAGGGCGACCTGAAGAACATGGACGCGGACACCATAGGATCGGCGGCGAGCGTCATTATGAACGGCAGGACCGGAGTAAATATGGAACGGGCCGCCACCGACGAGCTGAGCAGGCTGTATGCTGCGGGATTCACCGACGCGATACCCACGGCGATCCCGGACAGCTTTGAGTACGGCGGCAATACCGTGAAGATCAAGGACCGCAAGGCGTACCGCGAGACCTGGGGCGGCGTGGTCGGAGACAACCTGGAAGAGCTAACGGCGAGCAGATCCTACACCGACGCCGACGACAAGACCAAGGAAGTGATGATCCGGAAACTGTACCAGTACGCTACGGTGCAGGCCCGCATGGGAGCTGATCCTGAGTACACCGTCGAAGGGAACAGCACATACGGCTGGACTCAGAAGGCGGACGACGCGATGGAGAGCGGCATGGATCTGCCGACCGTGATCGCAGCCATGACCACAATGAACGCCATGAGCGCCGACAAGGTGAACGGGCAGACCGTCAAATCCAAGAAGACTAAAGCCGTGGAGTATATCGACTCTCTGCAGTTGGACACCGAGCAGAAGGACGCCCTGTATGAGCTGGCAGGCTACGAGAGCGGACTGGAGAAGGCACCCTGGCACAGCGGGATCTCCGCCGAGGAAGGGTACTCCACCGGAACGAAGAAGCCCATGATCAACGAGGACGCGCGCAAAAGAGCAGTGGCGGCCAACTATGATCTGCTGACATCCAGCGCAGCGTATAAGGCGGCGGACGATCAGACCAAAAAGGAAATGATCGAGAAGCTGAACCAGTACGCTGAGGTGCAGGGCATGGTGACGACGGATCCGGATTATCTCCCGACGGGATCGGCGGGATGGACCATCTGGGCAGAGGCGGCAGAGAAGGCTGGCATCGACCTGATCAGCGCAATCGACTACGCCACACAGCTGGACAGCTTCAAGGCTGACTACAACGAGTACGGCAAGGCGATCTCCGGATCCAAAAAGGATAAGGTGACAAAGTACATCGACAGCCTGGATCTGAGCAACGATCAGAAGGATGTGCTGTACCTGAAGATCTACGCGGAGAATAGCCTGAAGTACACGCCCTGGCACGGGTACACCGGAAAGAAGAAAAAGCGCAGGGGCGGACGCCGAGGCGGCGGCAGGAAGGGAAGTACCGCGAAGAGCACCAAGCCGAAGAGCGTCGGCAAGATCACGCCAAAGTACGCCACCGGGGTGGACGTGAGTAAACTGTTCGGTTTACCGTCGAGCACCGGGAAGAGCGGAACGGCGAAGGCCGGAGGACTGAGCACAGACCTGGCCAAGATTGTGAACAGCGGCCTGGATATCAGCGAACTGTTCAAATATACGCCGACAAAGAAGGCACCGAAGGGCAGAACGCAGGTGGATTTCAAACTCTAAATGCTAACAAAATACGCTAACGGCCCTGCGGCAGTTGAAAACACAGGGAGGATGGAGCAGGATTGAGCTATTCAAGTCCCGCCACTCCGACCAGAATAAGGGAAACCCGCAACGCATTGACGTTGCGGGTTTTTCTTTATGTATCAATACATTGAAGGGCGGAAAGCGGGGAAAGAAAACTTTCAAAAAAGAAAATATATTTTCAGAAAAGAAAGTATATTTTCACCGAAACGCTAATGCGGATTGCTAATGAGCGGCGAAGAAACCGGCGACGGCGGCCTGCGCCACACTCTCGTCGGACTGAGCCAGGCGGATATAGATCTTGTGCATCGTCTGATAGTCCGCCCAGCCTCCCCACGCCATGAGCTGGCGTTCGCTGACGCCCAGGTGATAGCAGAGAGAAGCGAAGCTGTGGCGGAGACCGTGGTTCCCGACGACGGTGACGCCGGCCTTCTTACAGCTGCGCTTGACATCGTTCAGCAGAGGATTGGGGGTATGCGGCCAGACAAGGCCGGTCTTGTCCGTGGCAGCTTCCAGTGCGTCCTTCAGGGCGGGGATCATGATCGGGACCGTGCGGGAGCTGGTGAGGTTCTTGTTCGTCTTCTTCTCCGCCATGCCGTCGGTGCTGCGGACCTTCGCGCCGCGGATCGTGATGATACCCTTCTTCAGATCCACGCGGGACCAGTCGAGAGCAAGGACCTCGGAGAGGCGCAGGCCGTGAAGCTCCAGCAGGACAGGAATCTCAAAGGACTTGCCGCGCACTTCGGCGACGAAGGGCAGGATCTCCTCCGGCTGGAGGAAGGGGATCTCCGTCACGGGGACGGCGGCGAGCTTCACGTCGGGGACGGGAAGGCCCGCGTCTTTAAGCACGGCATGGACAAAGTACCAGGCGGAGCGGACCGTCTTCGCGCTGCGGGCATCCAGCTCGTCGTTGATCATCTGCTGCCAGTCCACCGACTTCAGCGGCTTCTCGGTCCAGGGCTTGAAGCGGTTGTCCTTGATCTGCGTGTAGCCGCGGACGGTGGATGGGGAGAGGACGGCCTTGTACTTCTTGATATAAGCCTCCATGCACTGTTTCAGGGTGCGGTCCTTCGGCAGCGTCTTGCGGGTGACGCGGGCATTTACCAGGTACTGCGCCTTCGTGAGCTGCGCCCAGCGGGTGCACTCCGTATCCGTATCGGCGGTGTACGAGAAAGACTCTCCGCCAAGGCGCAGCTGCACGAACCAGCTGCCACTGGGGAGTTTTCGGGGTTTAGGTGTTTTCATAGTGCAGTAATAATATAGACATAAATTATTTACAGAAAATCAATCTTGTGATGCGTATATATTCTTGACACGGTTATGTAAAGTATGCTATCCTTTTAGAGCAGGTAGAGATACGCTGTATACTCGCCAAGTCGAATTAAACGTTTAAGCGTACTGTAAGTGCGCCGACCGCGAGGGAGCCGCCGGGAGGCGGCTTTTTTATTGGGGTGGGATGAGATTGGATATATACGTATACTCGGACGAATCGGGCGTGTTTGACGTTGCGCATAACAAATACTTCGTCTATGGCGGCCTCCTGTTTCCAAGCAAGGAAGACAAGGACAGTTTCGTAAACAAATATCTGCACGCGGAGCGCTGCCTGAGAGCAGGCGGGAAATATGCCGGCGTCAAAGAACTGAAAGCATCGGCGGTGAGCAACGCAGACAAGCAAAAGCTGTACCGCGCGACGAATCAATGCTTTCGGTTCGGGATCATCGTCAACCAGAAAAGACTCCTTCCGAGGATCTTCGCCGACAAAAAGACGAAGCAGCGGTATCTTGACTACGCGTTCAAGATCGGACTCAAGCGGTATCTGGAGCAGCTGATCTCCGAAGGGCAAATAGATCCGGGCGCCGTGAGAGACATAACCGTCCAGGTCGACGAACACTCTACGGCGACAAACGGACGGTACGAACTGCGCGAAGCTCTGCTCAACGAGTTCAAGAGCGGAACGTATAATGCGACATGGGACACGTATTATCCGCCCCTGTTTCCGCAGATGAACAGCCTGGATGTTCAGTACATGGACTCATCCAAGAAGCCGCTGATCAGAGCAGCTGACATCATCGCCAACAAGGTATACCACGCCGCGATAACCGAGCGGGCCGACGCGCTCAATATGTTCGTGACCATCCTGCCATAACAATACAGCCGACCGCACCGCCCGGAAACGGGCGGTGTTTTTTTACGGCAGGGGGATGGTCTCGGACATGAGGATGGTGCCGATGGTGCGGAGATCCCGATCGGTATCGTGCCAGATCGTCTCGTCGGCGTCGGAGCGGTCACGGTTCAGGGAGAACAGATAGATGTTGCCCTGACTGTCCTGACAGACCTGTTTGACCAGGAAGCCGCCGTCCAGATAGAACGCGCCCACTTCGCCGTCCACGGGCCTGCGCTTGACGCCCAGCGCCACGGATCCGTCGGGGAGATAAGGTTCCATGGAATCACCGTTGACGTGGATAGCAAACTCCGCGCGGGTATCCGTGGTGCTGTAATCCTCCATAAAGAGATCTCCCGGCGTCTCCGGGGAACCGGCGGCGAAAGACTGACCGAGGAGCGGGATGATCCGCGTGATGACCACGGGACGCTTCGGCGCCTCTTTGGCGCGGTACTCCTCCTGCGAACCGAGGAAGCGGCCATAGCTGCACAGCTGCTTCTGCCCGTCCCCGTTGAGGGAATCCCAGATCGGATCTATCTCCCGTTCCACCGGCGCCGCCGGCATGGGGACTATCTCCGCAGGCTTGCCTTCCTCCCAGCCGGCAAGCTCGGCAGGGGAAACGCCCAGCACATCAGCCATACGGACAAGACGAGTGAGCGGGATATTGGTAACGATACCCTGCTCGTATTTATAGATATTCTGAGGCGAGGTGCCGACGGCAACGGCAAGCTCCTGCTGGGTCATGCGTCTGGACTCACGGAGAGAGCGGATGCGGTCGCCTACTTTTCTCTTAGAAAGGCTCATATGAAACACTCCTTTTTTCGCAGGGATACATTATCATATAACGCGCCAGTTTGCAATAATGAAAAAAAGTTTATCAAAATAGCTTGACAAGTTTATACCTGTGGTATATAGTGGGGCTAACCTGATAAGTTAGTTCCCGAAGAAAGGAGGACGCGGCATGAATATCCAGGCGTTAAAGGCGGAGATCGTCAAGTGCGGATATACACAGGCTGAGGTCGCGAAACTGATCGGGATCTCTGAAACAACTATGTCCAGGCGGATGAAGGATAAGAACTTCGGACTCGATGAAGCACAGAAGCTGATCGAGCTGCTGAAGATCCAGAACCCGCAGGACATTTTTTTTGCTTCATAACTAACTTGACAAGTTAGCGCTCTGCCCTATAGTGCAGATGATAATTTTTGTCCTTGACAAAAATTATAAGGATTAGGAACCACGTCCTGCGGGAAGGGGAGCGGGGATGCTCGCGATCTTTCCGACGAAAAACAAAAGCGCCGGGAGTACCGGTCCCGACGCCTCTGCCGCAGTTTTTATACCATTGGCCGCTGCACCGCTGTACGTGCGGGCGCAGCCGGACCTGCACTTCTTCGCGCGCTCCCGATTCTTAGGCAGTCTGCGATCTGCCGTGCACCCCATCGCAATCGGGAGCGTGAACACCCGGACCGGCCGCCACGGAGGCTACAGCTTCCCAGCGCGGCGCAGGAGGGCGGGGCCTGCAAAGTACGTCCCTATTTCGGCGGTCGTTCCGGAGCGGGTGTCATGCCAATGGCGCGGGGGTAGTCAAAAGGTTGCTCAAGGTGAACAACCTCCTTTCCGCCCCGCAGGGCGTTTCCATTTTACAGAGACCGAAAACCACAAGTCAAGGGGGAACAGGATATGGAATGGAAAGTCATAGGCAAGAACGTGAACCGGGAAGGGACGACGATCACCTACTGGGGAGGCGGCACGACCGTCCTGGTACAGAGCCGGAAGCGGCACATCCCGCACGCCAGCGGGGAAGGGACATGGGACCACACGAGCTACTTCGTAATGAAGGACGGCGAGGACGTGGCCGAGCGGTGGAGGCTGTCGGAGGCGAAGGCGTACGCCGAGCAGCTGATCATGGAGGAGCGGAACGATGCTTGACCTTCTGATATGGTTTTGGATCCTCTGGCGGGAGGACAACCTGTGAAGCACGGGAAGAAGCCGACGGTGCGGCAGGCGAAGATCCTGCAGGCGCACGGGATGAACCCGGAGAACTGGCTGATCGAGCGGGAATCGCCGGAGACGCTGACCGCGATCCACAGGTACACGGACACGAAAAGGGAGATACCGAAGAATGAGCGAGACAGCTGACGGTATCGACCACGGGAAAAGCATCATCACCGACTGCTTCGAGGCAGTGGTGGAGAAGTTCGAGGACGGATTCATGCTGTGCGTACTGAACGCCACGGGCGTGAAGTGCGCTGAGTGCATGGAGATCTTCGAGCAAAGGATCCAAAAGGGGGAACAGGACGATGACAGGAACATGCTTCCTTTGCGGGAACTATGAGACGGTGGAGCGGCACCACATCTTCCAGGGCGCGCTTCGCAAGAAGGCGGACAAGCTGAAGCTGACGGTTTATCTGTGCCCGTGGTGCCACCAGTACGACGCGGACAGCGTGCACCGCAGCGGAGAGACGCGGCTGATCCTGCACAAATACGGCCAGCGGAAGGCCATGATAGAGCAGGGCTGGAGCAAGGAAGACTTCATCCGCGAGTTCGGGAAGAACTATCTGAGCGATCAGGAGATCGCCGAGCTGTACGACACGCCGGAGATCAGCGGGGAGTTCGCGCTGATCCGGGAGGAGGTCGAGCTGCCGTGGTGACGACTGAGTGCTACCGATGCAAATACCGCAGCACGATGTTCGGAGAGATCTGCTGCGACTACTGCTGGATCACAGGGCACAGCAAGCTGAAACTGCCGAAGCGGGCGGATGGAGGATGCCCGGCATTTGAGGACGGAGAGCCGCTGCGGGTGGAAGTCCGACCGATGGACAACCCGTTCCGCGCGGTCTTTATCAAAGGAAAGAAGGTCACGCACGAAGATCTGCTGGCGCTGTATAACCGGGGCCTGACCGACGGGGAGATCGCCAGGGAGATCGGGAGCGTGAAGAGCACGATCTACAAATGGCGGCACCGGAACAACTTCCCGGCGAACGGGAAGACGCAGGACGGGACCAAGTACGACTACAAGGTGTTCCGCGAGCTGTACGACCAGGGGCTGAGCGACACAAAGATCGCAAAGGCCGCAGGGTGCGCGGCTTCCACGGTAAGCCGGTGGCGCACACTGGAAGGGCTGGTGACGAACGGGATCTCCGGATCGGCGCCGAGACTCGACAGAGAGAAGATGCGCGAGCTGTACGACGCGGGACACAGCGACGCGCAGATCGCGCGGGAGGTCGGGTGCAACGCCTCGACTATCAGCAAGTGGCGGATCCGGGAGAACCTGCTGCCGAACGGGGTGAAGCCATGCCGTACGTGAAACCGACAGCGATCCCATACGCGGCGGTGGGCAGGCTCCTGAAGGGCTACGGCATCAACGCGGAGAAGCTGGCGGGGATCCTGGAGTGCAGCATACCGACGGCCAGAGCGAGACTGAACGATCCGCAGCGCTTCTCCCTGGCGGAGCTGGCGCTGGTGAGCAGAAAAGGACACGTCCCGATCGAGGAGATCCGGGACGCGATAACGAGATAAGGAGGAAACATGGGAAAGAAAGCAAGCGAGATCTTCCTGGCACTGTTCCATCAGGTATCCCTGGAGCAGATGGAGCGCGGAGACTTCATCGAATGCGCGGAAGCGTGGGCGGAGATCAGGGATATGGAAGACACGCGGGAGCGCACGGAGCAGTTCTTCGAGGATTTAAAGAAGCACGTAAAGACATTCAACATCCCTGAGATGGGCGATGCGCCGGAGAAGCCGGAAGAGATCCGGATCGACCAGCACACGTTCGCGTCCGAAGCGGACGTGGAGGCGGAGATCGAGGCCATGAAGGAGGAAGGCACACCTGATCAGCCGGCGGAGCCGACAGCTTCTCCCCAAGGCGAAGCCAAAGAAGAGAAGCCGGTAACGTGGACGGACCAGCAGAAGGCAATCAAGGCGCGAAAGATCCAGATCCTGGAGCGGCTGCGCCGCGCGCGGGAGAATCACGTCTCCGGACCGACGATCGCAAAGGCGGCGGGCGTGGACGACACGAAGGTCTATGCCGTACTGAACGCCGGACAGGTGACGATACAGACCTACGAGAAGATCTCCGCCGGGCTGGAGAAGCTGGGGTACTGATGGTACGCAGCCATTACATCCGGTGCGGGGACTGCCCGGATCTGATAACGGAGACCTGGCGGGACGGATCCGTGGCCGCGATGTGCGCCAGCAGGGAGGCGCCGTGGGGACATCCGAGGATCCTGTCCGTGACGCAGGGAACGGCGCCGGGAGAGATGACGATCAGGGCACGATGGTGCCATGACAAAACAGAAAAGAAAAGGAAGGGAAACGGGAAATGAGAAAGACTTTGGCGGGGTTCATCGTGGGGCAGGCGCTGCAGCTCCTGCTGCACTGGATCACCACGGGAATCACCTACACGGTTCAGGGGTTCTGGTACTGCTTCGGGATCGGAATCATCGCGCTGGTAATCTACTGCTGGGGCGCGTGGCCGCAGCTGATGTATGCGCCCGGCACGGACGTGGATATTGAAGAGGCACCGCCGATCCAAAAGGAACTGAAGGTCACGCAGACCAACGTGGAGCGGGTACCGGAGAAAAAACACAAGAGCTGGGGGACAAGGATCGCGGACGCCATCAAGGCCGACAGCAAAGCAGACGGGAGAGCGGAAGAGCCTTCCGTCATGGAGCAGAAACTGGCGGAGGTGGGCACCGATGTTTGACCTACCGGTGATGATCCTGGTGGCCGTGTGCGTATGGATCGCCTGGCGGCGGGACAAGCGGGAGCAGAAGATGCTGGAGCTGACGACCGCCATGTATGAGGCGCTGATTGACGACACATCAGACGGCGGGGGGGGTATGACGCGTGAGAAAGAAGGAGACCCCGATCCAGCCCGACGCGACATACCGGGAATACACAGGTAAGAAAGTATTCCATGTACAGCATCCGGATCACAAGAAGTCACTGAGAGTCTCCGCGCCGACGGAAGAGGCTGCGATCGTAGCAGCCGCAGAGTTCTGGGGAGAGACATGGACGGAGTATAGGTTTTACGCGTGGTGCGATGTGATACCGGGGTGAGGCTGGGAAAATAAAAACGCTGACGGATGCGGTTTCCGTCAGCGCCACAGGGGAAACAGGGTTTGCGAGGTCCTGTCATCCCCATCTTATCAGAAAACCCGGTGACGGGTCAAGACATTAGGAAGGGGACAGAGACAATGCTGAGCATACAGATGCAGAAATACTGGTGGCTGAAGGTGTACAACAACCAGAAGCCGGAGGACTACCGGGAGATCGGGCCGTACTGGGAAAAGCGGTTCCGGTCGATCGGGCTGCTGGACGAGAAGGGCGAGCCGGTACCGGGCGCCATGGCGGACGTGATCCTGCAGAACGGGTTCCGCGAGAAGGCGCCGCAGCTGAAGGCCCGCGTGACGCTGCGGATCCGCGGCGGCGAGGAGAAGTGGGGCGCGGTACCGGGGAAGAAATACTACGTCCTCTCGATACTGAAATGGGAGCGTGTGCGATGAGCGAGTGGATCAACATCAACGAGAAGGAGCCGAAGACGTGGGACTGGTGCGCAGTGGCCGCGATGGACGGGGACCAGCGCCGCGTGACCGTAGCTCAGTGGAAGTACAAACACTTCGATATGGCGGGGCGCCGGGCCTACTGGCGGGTGACGCACTGGATGCCGCTGCCGCCGGCGCCGGAGGAAGAAGCATGATGACGGCAGCGTTCTTCCTGGGCATTGGGTTCGCGGTGATCCTGGTGGACATAGCGATCCTGCTGGTCATCAGAAAGTAAGGCGCACATGACCGGACTGGCGATATTCATGATCCCGTTCACGGCGCTGTGCCTGGTGACGGGGCTATCAATTCATATCAGACACATGGAGGAGATCGAAGATGACTGAAGCGGAGAAGCAGATCCTGGCGAACCAGACGGCCATTATGGCAGCGCTGATCAAGCTGTCGAAGGAAGACGCAATCATAAGGCCCCTGCGCGGCGGGATCGAGAAGACGATAGAGAGGCTTACGGACGCGGCGAGAGAGGAGATCGTCAATGACCGGGAAGATCGTAATTGAGCAGGGTCCGCTGCCGGATGATATCCCGGAGGACGTAAAGGTCGTGGCGTTCAGGATCCGCGGGGACGCGGAGCTGAGCGAGATCGAGAGGATCATCGTGGTATACAAGCTGGCTGCCGCGCTGGGATTCAGACCGGAAGACTGGGACGAGCTGCAGGCGATGGCCAGGCATGAGCCGCCGTATGACGGGCTGACGGAAGAGGAGTACCAGATCGGCGTGAGCGGATGGGTGAGCGACGATGGCGAAACCTGAGCTGGAGGACTGCCCGTTCTGCGGAGGACCGGGGCGGTACAAAGTATTCAGCAATCCGTTCGTGCACGGATGGGTCGGGTGCCCGGAATGCGGGATATACATCAACTGGATCCGCAGCGCAAAGGAAGCTGTGGCGAAATGGAACAGGAGGGTGAACCGTGAGCAACCTAAGGCAGGATGAGCTGTACGCGTTCCTGGCGACACGCGAAGACTGGACGCCCATGCGGGACGTGGCCGGGAACCTTCGGATGATCTACGGCTGGGGCTGGGGATCCAGCGGCTTCCACAACAGCGCGGTGAGACGGATGATCACCGAGGATATCGAGAAGATCAACGAGTCGGACGAGTACGACATGATCATCATATCGGGGACCAGAGGCGTGAAGCTGGCGAGCCGGGCGGAGTTCCGCAGGTGGGCCAACAGCGAGTACGCGGAGATCTTCCGTAAGCTGAAGCGCGTGCGCGGCCTGGTGAAGAAGGCGAACGCCGACGGGCAGTTCGACATGCTGGAGGACGAGGCCATGCACAAGGCGTTCAAGGAGGAGAGCGCATGAACGAGTGGGCAGCCTTTTGGATCGTGATGGGCGTGCTGAGCGTCCTGGTGCTGTGGCACGAATGGAGGAAGGACCATTGAAAAAGCTGGTACGCATAGACGTGGACGCGTGGGGAGGCGGGCTGACGTTCGCCGAATACCCCATCGTAAAGGAGACCGACCACGTGGTGTTCATCGTCAGGGAGCGGGAGCGGAAGAACCCGGAGACCGGGCTGAAGGAGAAGATCCGCGTCGCCGGGCCGTTCAACCGGAAGGACATCGGCGTGATCTGCTGCAGCAACCAGCGGACGATCCACGGAGCAAAGCGGATGTACCTGGTCAGCAGCGCAGAGGATCCGCTGGCAGACCGGGGCATACGCAACGGAATATGGGATATGCTCCAGGCGATCCGTGAAGAGATGAGAGATGCGGAGACGCTGCTGGGCTTTATGGAAGAGTCATTCAAATGAGATATTTGATAAAGGGCCAAGAGATATTTGACGAAGGGCCTTCGGAAAACAAATAACTACTACCAAAGGCTGAGAACAGCGCCCGACCACGGTCGGGCGCGCATCTGAACCTTTGATACATATATAAATTCGCGCGGGCGCGCGGATTTATTACGGGCCAGATAAAGGGCTAACTTAACGACAAGGGGATCGGGAAGTGAGAAAGCTCATGGAGTACAAGATCATATCAGGGAGGACGGTAGAGATCCGGCGCGTGCTGATGTCCGTCCGAAGGCAGGACACTCTGCCCAAGCGCCGGGGACTAAGAGTCAAGGGGAAGACCAGCCTGAAGAAGATCCTGGCCAATGAGCGGGAAGCGGTAAAGAATCTCGCCCGATTGATAAACTGCAATTTCAAGCAGGGAGACATGTGGATCACGCTGACGTATTCCGACGATCGTCTTCCTGAGAGCATCGAAGATGCGGCCCAGGATTTTGCGAAGACCTTACGGAAGCTCCGGGCCATGGTGAAGAAAGAGACGGGGAGGAACCCAATCTACATCGCTTCACCTTCCCAGGTGGATCCGAAAACGGGGGAGACCGTGCGGCTGCACTACCATGTGCTGATGCCGGCAGTGGCCTACGAGCAGATCATAAAGCTCTGGCCGCAGGAGGACGTGACCTACCGGCGCCTGGACGGACGCGGAGACTATACAGGGATCGCCCGGTACATCTGCAGCAACGCCATCAGAGAACCGGGGAAGAAGCGCTGGTCCTCCTCGCGGGGACTGAAGCAGCCAATCTACACCGAGCCGGTACCGGTCCGAAGCGGAGAGCGGGTGTACATACCGCGCAACGTCAGCCTGAAAGAGAAGACGGAGCTGGTGGATTCGGAGACAGGAATGCAGAGCCTGTACATCAGGTACACAAAGGCGGTGATGAGGCAATGAAGTTCGTGCCCATGAAGTCATGCCGCCGGCCCGTGCGTGAGCAGAAGATCATCTACGCCATGCTGGAAGGCTGGAACAGTCTTTCACAGGAGCGAAAGATGGAGCTGCGCGGGCTGGTGGACGCAGTGGCTTTGGATCCGACGGAGGCCAGGGCGCTCTGGGAGACTCTGCGAGGGAGATCTCCGGAGGCTGTGGCCCGTCGGACATTCGTGCCGGTGAAGCGGATCTACGACATGCGCTGCCGATATTACGAGCGCGTGAGGATGCCGTAAGGAGGACGCCATGGCCAAGATAGACAAGTGGATCACCAAGGAAGGGCTGCAGCTGGTGGAGACCTGGGCCGCGCAGTGCACCGATCAGGAGCTGGCGGGGAAGCTGGGGATCACCAGGAGCACGCTCGCGCTCTGGAAAAAGACCAATTCGGACATTTCGGACGCGGTGTCGCGCGGGCGCGCCGACGTGCACGCCTGCGAACAGGTTGAGAAAACACTGCTGGAGCGGTCGCTGGGGTACACGATCCAGGTGCAGAAGGCGATCAAGGTGCGCCGGGTGGAGTATGACAACTTCGGCAAGAGGATCCTGGAGAAGGAGGACGTCGTATACGCCACGGAGGACCAGCACGTTCCCGCCGACGTGAACGCGATCAAGTTCTTTCTGACGAACCGGGCGCCGGAGCGCTGGGCCAACCGCGTGGAGATGGAAGCGGCGATCAGCAACGGGAGCTTTGAGGACTGGCTGTCCCGTCAGCAGGAGGGGAGCGGGCTGTGAATCCACTGATCGCGGAAGAGTATATCGAGAGCTGCCTGAAGATCCGCACGAAGAGCGGGGCCGTGATCCCGTTCAAACTCAATGCGGCACAGAGGAAGCTCTACAGAGCGGCGCGCGCCCAGCAGGAAAAAGGCAGGGGCGTGCGCATCATCATACTCAAAGCCAGGCAGCTGGGCTTCAGCACGCTGACGGAGGCGCTGATCTTCCACGCCTGCGCCACGAGACCGAACACGAACGCCCTGATCGTGACGCACCGGGACGACGCCACGACGAACCTGTTCCGCATGTCGAAGCTGTTCTACGACGAGCTGCCGGAGCCGATCCGGCCCATGCTCCGGAACAGCAACGCGCAGGAGATCATCTTCGAGAACCCGACAAGATCACCGAAAGAAAAGGCGGAGCGGCCCGGACTGCGCTCCCGGATCCGCTGCGCCACGGCGGGAGGCAAGGGCATAGGCCGTTCCGACACTCTGCAGTGCGTCCACTTATCGGAGTACGCCTTCTGGCCGGAGGGACCGGGCGGAAAAGCGGAGACACTGACAGGGATCCTGCAGGCCGTGCCTTCCACGCCGGGGAGCATGGTGATCATAGAATCCACGGCCAACGGGTACGAGGACTTCAAAGAGAGATGGGACGCCGCCGTGGCGGGGGAGAACGACTTCGAGGCCGTGTTCTTCGCCTGGTTCGAGAACCCGGAATACTCCATGGATCCGGTGCCGGGCACCGAGTGGACGCCGGACGAGGAGACCATGCGGGAGCGGTACCATCTGACGGACGGCCAGCTGCAGTGGCGCCGCTGGTGCATCGCAAACAACTGCGGCGGGAGCCTGGACATGTTCCGCCAGGAGTATCCGAGCAATCCGGAGGAGGCGTTCCTGCATAGCGGCACGGGCGTGTTCGACAACGAGCAGGTGATCCTGCGGAAGGAGACGGCGCCGAATCCGATAAAGCGAGGACGCTTCGAGATATCGGAAGACATGAGCACCGAGTGGGAGGACGATCCGCTGGGCGAGATCAAGATCTGGAAAGAGCCGGAGTACGGACATCCCTATGTGCTGGCGGGTGACACGGCGGGCGAGGGATCCGACTGGTTCACCGCGCATCTGATCGACAACTCCACGGGGAAACAGGTGGCCGCGCTGCGCCGGCAGTATTCGGAGCCGGAGTATGTGCGGGCCGTGTATGCGCTGGGGCGATACTACAACGACGCCATGATCGCCCTGGAGACGAACTTCTCCACGTATCCCGTCATGAAGCTGCAGGAGCTGGGGTACCCAAATCTCTACACGCGGGAGCGGGAGGATACCTATACCGGCCAGCTGCGGAAGAGCTACGGCTTCCGGACCGACAGGAACAGCAGGCCGCGGGCCATAGCGGGACTGGTGGAGACCTTCAGTCTGCATCCGGACTGGATCATGGACGCGGATCTGCTCACGGAAATGCTGGCGTTCGTGTACAACGAGGACCACCGGCCCGAAGCGCTGGCGGGGAAGCACGACGACCTGGTGATGGCTGCGGCGATCTGCTACGCCACGCGGCACCAGCAGAGGAGCACGGTGCAGGAGAAGCCGGAACCGAAGCACGAGAAGCTGATCACGCAGCTGGAGAGACGGAACAGACGGAGACGGCGCTGATGCTGTCCACCATGCGTGGACAAAATGACGGAAATACTGCAGGGCGGGAGCACGAAAAGGCTCTCGCCCTTTGAATTTGCAGGAAAAATATTGCACAAGAATGTCGCCGAGCACGGTCGACGCCGGCGGGTTAGGTTCAAGGTGCCGGTGATATAGGCGCTTCAGCGGGATCCCGGAAGGGTGGATGCATAAAGCGCCATACGCGGAGGAGGGTGCAAATACCCTCCTCGCCGGCAAATTCGCAGGCCGCCGGCAGCACAAGGCGGAGAAAGGAATATCCCATGGAAGAAAACGAAAGTCTGTACGGGGAACAGACAGAGGAAGTCGTGACTCCTCAGGGTGACGACGCGGCAGAGGCCGAAGGCGAACAGAATCCCGACAGCGCCGAGCGGGATCGTCAGAGCCACGAAGACAACAGACGGTACCAGGCCGCCCGGAGAGCGGGCGAAGAGGCCGGGTACCAGCGAGCCAGAGATGAGTTCAACCGGCGACTCTCCCGCATGGGCATGCGCGACCCGGCGACAGGGGAGACGATCGGGAACATCGAAGGGCTTGAAGCCTACTCCAGAGCGGCGCGGAAGCAGCAGATCGAGGCCAGGGCGAAAGAGACCGGGCGCTCTGTTGCGGAGCTGACCGAGGAGGAGGATAACCGGGACTTCCTGCGGGAGCAGCGGGCGGAAGCCGCTGCCAAGAAGAAGCAGGACGACGAGAAGGCGGCGCTGGAGCGCTGGGTAGCTCAGGACGCTGCGGCTTTTGGGGAAGCGTATCCGGACGTGGATCTGTCCGAGCTGGACGGGAACAAGGCGTTCCGGAGATTCTGCGGATCCAGGTACGGACGCGAGCCTCTGGCCGGGCTGTATGAGGACTGGCTGGAGATCACGGGAGCGGCAGGGAAAGCCGCCGCCGCGAAAAGCGCGTCCAAGAACGAGCGCAGCACGGGTACCGGAGGCGGAGCGGGATCCGAGACTCTGACCGCATCGCAGCAGAGAGCTTTGGAAGAATGGAACCGCAACTTCCCGAACATGAAGATGACCGCCAAAGAGTTCTTGTCCCGGCAGAACAGATAATCAAAAAAACGAAACAGGAGGGAAAAGCATGAAACCCATTCAGAACGCAGCCGGAAACGTCGGCTGCACGGCTCGGAGCTATCCGATCGCCTACAATACCGCCATCAAAGCGGGCGCTGTGGTACAGCTGAGCGGCGGCTTCGTCGTTCTCGCTGCCGCCAACCAGACCGGCCCCATCCTGGGCATCGCCGCCGAGGAGCATCCCGGCACCGCCGATCCCCTGAACCCCAGGGCCGACGGCACCGAGATCCTGGTGTACGACAACCCCGAACTCATCTTTGAGTGCAAGGCGCCCACCTTCGCCGCTTCCGGCGGCAGCGCCACCACCGTGACCGCCTCCACTTCCGAGGTGGCCACCACTTCCGCCGACGCCTTCAATGGCGGCTACCTGGTGTCTCCGTCCGGCAAGAAGCGCGCGATCACCGACTACGCCAACAGCTCCAGCACCAACACGTTCACCGTTCCCAGCGGGGAGACTGCGGCGAACAACGACGTGTACACGCTGTATCCGCAGATCGGCTGCGCTGCCGGCATGCGCCTGGACAGCACCACGCTGAGCTACATCGTGGTCAACGCCACCGGCATGACCAAGCTGAAGGTCGTGGGTCACGACTTCGAGCGCGGCATGATCCGGCTGATGGCCGTCGAGCACGCTCTCGGCGTAGAGAACTAACGAGAGGAGGAAGCAACAATGCCTGCTAATTTCCAGAACTGGAAGACCGACAACTACCAGTTTGTCGGCAAAGCCTTTGATACCGCGTACGCGGATCGTCTGAACAAACTCAGCCCCGTGGTGGGCGAGGTCAATGCCAAGAGCATCGACTACGAGCTGACCGGCTCCGGCGGCTACGGCGAGCTGGTGAAGTACGAGGGAGACAACTTGAATCAGGGCAGCCTGAAGCGCGCCTTCAAGACCATCGTGACTCCGGAGGAGTTCTCCCTGTCCATCCCCGTGGGCTACAAGGCCGCGAAGATCGACAAGATGGGTGAGACCGCCAAGGTCGGCAAGAAGCTGGGCGACAGCGCCGCCATGACCGTGTACCTGCACGTGCTGCGGATGTTCGCGCACGCGTTCAACTCCGACTTCATCGGCGGTGACGGCGTGTGCTGGGCCAACGCCTCTCACCCTGTGGCCAGCAAGAGTTCCAGCGGACGCAAGTTCGTGGTGGATCCCGAAGCCGGCACCTTCTCCAACCTGATCGCCGATGCCCTGAGCGTGAGCGCGATCACCAAGGCCCAGAGCATGGCCAACCGTTTCGTGACACCCGACGGCCTGCCGTTCCTGTGCGAGATGGATACCCTGCTGGTATCCCCCGAACTGGAAGCCACCGCCAAGCAGATCTGCGGCGAGAACGCCAAGCTCTACCCCGACCAGACTTCTCATGTCAATCCTGTGAGCGACATGCAGTACATCGTGGTCGGCGGCGGCGCCGACGGCTTCGGCGCTACCCAGTGGGCGGTATGCGACCGTCGCCTGATGAAGGAGATCGTCAACATCGTCTACAACACCAGGCCCACCGTCATGCAGTCTCAGCTGGACAATCCTCTGGTTGACCTGTACACGGCGTACGTCGATTTCGGCGTGGGCTGGGGCGACGCCCGCCAGATCGTCTTCTCCACCGGCGCCTGATCAGGCGATCGTATAAAGCAGCGGGAGGGAGCGATCCCTCCCCTGCGACGTGACGGGGAGGTAAATGATGAACGATCAGGAGCGCTGGGAGCAGAACCATGCGGAGCACACCGAGTACAAGGACCGCATCAAGGGCCTGGAGGACCGGATGGCTCAGCATGATCTGCAATACGCCGTGATCAACACCAAGCTGACCGCGATCCTGTGGGGCGTCGGAGTGATCGGCACCGCGCTGATCGGCGTGCTGGTGAAGATCGTATTCAACGTGTGAGGTGATCAATATGCCTGACTGGCTTGTGAGAACGATCAAGACATTCATTCAGGCGTTCCTGGGAACGCTGATCCCGGAGCTGTGCGCCGTGCTGAACAAGGGTTTCCCGGAGAACTGGCCCGCCTTCTGGGCGGTGATAGCTCCGTTCGTGGCAGCTGCGCTGTCGGCGGGGATCTGCGCGGCCTGGAACATCACGAATGAACGGCTGAACGGCAAGGAATAACTGCTATGAAAAAGACGCTGTAAGCAGAAAGCAGGGAGGATCCGAACGGACCTCCCTGCAGAGTGCATTAAGGGAGCGCTTATGGGAGCCATAGAAAGAGCGTGCGCGTGGGCGAAGAGCATCGCGTACGACGATACCCACGGGTATGACCAGGGATCCCGATGGGGTCCCGACTACGACTGCAGCTCAATGGTGATCTCCTCCTGGAAGCAGGCCGGCGTGCCGCTGACCTGCACTTACACCGGAAACATGTACGGAGACATGACGGCCCACGGTTTCCGGGACGTGACGTCCCAGGTGAACCTTGCCACCGGAGCGGGACTGCAGGCGGGCGACGTCCTGCTGCACACCACGCAGCACACAGCTTTGTATATCGGGAACGGGCAGGTCGTGAACGCCGGCGGGAACGAGAACGGCGGAGTCACGGGAGGAAAGACCGGTGACCAGACGGGCCGCGAGATCCGCGTGATCGGATACTTCAACCATCCGTGGCAGTATGTGCTGCGGTATCGGGAGAAGGACGAGGCACCGAAGGACCAGGCGCCGGCGACGGTACCGACGGACAAAGAGAGGACGTACACCGTCAAGAGCGGGGACAGTCTCTGGGGAATCGCGGAGCGGGAAATGGGAAACGGCATGCTCTACGAGGACCTGAAGAGGTTTAACAACCTGCTCGATTACACGATCTATCCCGGACAGATCCTGAAGCTGCCGGGCGGCGGAGGGGAATCTCAGAAGGAAGACGCGCAGGAGACGCCACGCTACGCCACGATCACGGTCACGGTGCGGCAGGATGTACTGACGCGCTGGAAGGAAAAGGCCGGCAACGGCACGCTGGGTGCGTATCTGGAGAAGATCCTATGAGCATACGACAGAATGAAATCATCTGGCCGGAGAAGCCGGAGGAGAAAAAGCCGGAACCGAAGAAGCCTGTGAAGCGGAAGCCGGCGAAGAGATCGGAGGGATCCGAGTGACTTTAGGCGAAGGCAAAGACAAAGTATACATGCTCCTTGATGAGCACAGCGCCGGCGGGGAGATCGAGCACGACGAGGACATCGAGCTGAAGATGGCCTACTTCTTCGACATCGCTCAGAAGAATCTCGCGCAGATCGTGCCGGTGATCAAGAGTTCGGAGTTTACAGCCGACGGGGAGCAGGAAGAGATCCTCATGCCGTCGGACTTCCGAAAGCTGTACCGGATCTGGCGGGACGGGAAGAACGTGACGAAGCGGTACCGCTGGAAGAACAAGGCGCTGATCGTGCCTCTGAGCGACGAGGGCTGCGCCTTTGAGATCGACTACTTCGCGATCCCGGCAAGCATCAATGCGGAGACGCCGGACGATTACGAGTTCGAGGTGCCGGAGGACGCGGCGCAGTGCCTGCCCTACTGGGTGTGCGCGCAGAACCTGCTGCCTGATCTGGTGATGGACTACAGCGTGTACCTGGCCATGTACAACCTGATGGTGAGCCAGCTGGATACGAGCCTGCCGGGAGACAACACGAGACTTCGTCAGGCGCTTTACGGGTATTAAGCCATGGCGGGATGGACACAAACGGCGCCGACGCTGCCGAGCGGATCCAGCTGGAAAAAGGTCACCACAGGCGGGCGGAAAGAGAACAATGTCAGCGTCAGTACAGACGTTTATATCGCCCGTCTGGACAAGAACAACGTGGCCATCCGGTTCCGGATGACATCCAGCGAGGGCGAGTACGGGACGTTCTATCCGCCCGGCTGGGTGGGTTTCAAGGTCGGGAACAGCACGAAAGCCTACGGCTGGGGCCGGAGCGTGACGGCCTACTGGACAGGTACACTGAACGAGAACTCCTCATACGGAGTATCGACCGGCGGCGGCAGCGCCAGCTCCTCGCCGTTTGACCACGCGACCTATGCGAGCGGGACGGCCAAGGGGTCGGCATACATCACTCCCGTATACACGATTGCGTACAACTCCAACAACGGAGCGGGATCCACGGCCTCACAGAGCAAGACGTGGGGATACGCCGTGAACCTGTACAGCTGCGGGTGGACGAAATCCGGGCACACGTTCGCCGGGTGGGCGACATCCCCTTCGGCGACGACGGCGCAGTATCAGGCGGGAGAGAGCTACAGCACCAACTCAAACCTGACGTTGTACGCGGTGTGGGCGCCGAACACCTTCTCGGTCACTTACAACGGTAACGGGAACGACGGCGGCACACAGCCGGCGGCACAGACGAAGACCTACGGCGTGACGCTGACACTGAGGCAGAACACGTACACGAAGACGGGGCACCACTTCGTGGAATGGAACACCTGGGCAGACGGAGGCGGTTCCTCTTATGCAGCGGGCGGAGCCTTCACAGACAACCACGACCGCACGATGTACGCGCAGTGGGCGCCGGACACATACGCAGTCACCTTCAACGGGAACGGCGCGGACGGAGGATCACAGGTCCCTGAGACGAAGACCTACGGCTCCAGGCTGGTGCTGCCGGCGTGCACCTATACGAAGACCGGGTACAGCTTCAGCGAGTGGAACACCGCGGCGGACGGGACGGGAACGAGCTATCCGGCCGGGAGCTATTACGAGACGAATGCCGCCGTCACGCTGTACGCGATCTGGACGAAGAACAATATCCCAGTGTACCTGAACGACGACGGAACGATCCGGCAGGCGGTGAAGGCGTACATGAATATCGGCGGGACGGTATATGAAGGCACGCTGTATATGAATATCGGCGGCACGATCTACGAGATCGGGTAGGAGGAAAGCATATGGCATTTACTGATCAGAAGATAACGGACGCTGAGATCGCGTCCTACGGAGTGCAGAGCCAGCCGAACAAGCTGACGGGATCCGCGCTGGAGAACAAGAAGGTCTTCGATAAGCTGATCGACGATATCGTGCAGGTCAAGCTGAACGCCCTGATCGACGAGCTGCTGGCCATCACGGCGGCGGCGCAGATCGGAGCGGACGTGGACGGGTTGACATCCACCAATGTGAACGCGGCGCTGGCGGAGATCAAAGCGATCGCGGACCATGCGGTGGCGGCGGATCTGACTCCGGGGATCGTGGAGACAGTGTACCTGCACGACGGGGCCGTGACCGCGGCCAAGCTGGGGAGCGATATCCTGCCGGCTAACGTGGGGATCAAGAGCGGGCCGGACGTACCGACCACGGCGGACATATCAGACGGCGAGATCTATTTCATGTACACAGAGGAGGAATAAACCATGCCCATTCCGGACAACCCCATTAATCCGACGGAGCAGTACCTGAACCGGATGGTGACCGGCGAAGGCGAGCTGCCGCCGCATCCGATAACCAGAACGCACCAGTACCTGGAGGCGATGACAGGGATGGTTGCTGACTTAAAGAGCGAGATCAAGGACCTGGAGCGGGCGATCATCGCGGACAACCGCTGGTCGGATCTGCAGGCCATCGTGGACGAGGGACGCGCCGCAGCCGTGCTTCCGGTCGGTACCCGTATCGACGACAACTGGGAGAAGTCCGCCGGCACAAAGTACGAGGCGCCCTGGGATGTGGTCCATCATTACGCCGACGGGTCCATGGCTCTCTGCTGGCATTACGCCTATCCGGACGGCGTCAACTTCGACGCGCCGGAGGCGATCTACTACGCCGGCGAGGACGGCCTGGCCGCCGGGACGTACTTCATCACCATCGGCTACGCCTACGGCAACGGCTGGGTGAAGGACGCCACGATCTACTTCACACTCACCAGCGCCATGGACGCCGATGATCAGCTGTTCATCGACTGCGGCAAGGATAACAAGAACGACCCGGCGAACGGGCGGACCTGGAAGGTCTTCGCCAAAGGCAGCACGACCGTGAAGCAGAGCGGCACCACCGCCGCCAGCGGAACCGGCACGGAGCTGGGCAGCACCTCCTCCGCCAACGCCCACCGCACCAACGGACAGATCAACGCGCCGAGCCGCGTGGTCTACGGATACAACCGCTGGAGCCAGAGCGCGATCCGCCAGTGGCTGAACAGCGAGGCCGCGGCGAACGCCTGGTGGTCTCCTCAGAACCCCTGGGACCGTCCCAGCGAGCAGCTGAACATGCGCGGTTTCCTCGCCGGCCTGGACCCGGATCTGCTGGCCATCATCCCCACCGTGGACGTGGTGACCGCGCTGAACAGCCAGGAGGGCTTCGAGGATCCCCTGGAGACCACGCAGGACAAAATCTTCCTCCCGGCGCTCAACGAGTGGGACATCGCGCCGGAGCTGGCCGGAGAAGGCGAGGCGTGGGACTACTACAAGGCCCTGGCCGAGGAGGCCGGGCTGAGCGGGCAGTTCCAGCGGTCGACAA